ATTCCCCGCCAGGTCAACACCCTATTGCGCCGATGCGAAAAATAATGCACGTTGGCTGTGTTGGGTGGTTCTTCCGGTCCCGGCGGGTGGTCACCCGCCGGTGCTGAGAACCAGATCCCAAGCGGCCCGCGCATAAAAGCCCCGGTCCAGCAACGCCCAATCAAAATGATGCAGATCATTGCACATCATAACCATGTGGTCCTTCAGGATCGCCTGGGGCCGGTCGTGCATTGGCAGCTTGCGCAGGGGAGCCATGATCTTCCACAGCGCCGCGCCGCCCGTGTGAGTGACGTAGAAACGGCCTGTCCGCTGTTGCGCCACGCCCCCGCTGTGCAGCTTGCGCTTGAACGGGCGCCCCTTGGCGTCTGGTGGCGTCCATTGGCATTCATAGTCGGAGAGCGCCCCGCCCAGCATCACCCTGTCGCCGCGCTGGACCTTCAGCGTGTGCATGAACGAATAAGCGTCGGTGCAGGCCTCCACGGTCTCGGCCACCGGCACGCCGCGGACGAGATACGCTTCAGCCGCCATGGCCACGATTTTACACGATTGATTTTTGTGCCAGCCGTCGCCATAGCCAAGACCGTGCTGATATTCAAACGCGCCTTTGCATTTTACGGTCCCGCGCGCATCAATACACAAATAAGAATTTACGTCCCGCTGGTGGAAGCTGGCATAATCGTCTGATTCCAGTTCCAGCCCGGTCAGCTTTTCCCAGTCAGCCGACACCGCGTCGCACTCCGCCATCCTGTCACGATCAACGATATACTCTACGCCGTCAGTGTTGACCTGTATCAATTCGAGCGATGGGATAGCGGCCAGCCGTTCGGCCAACATGCAAAGCAATAATTGACCATTGATTGTGATTGTCATGGTGTATTGTGGATCGTAGAACGGGCTGAACGTGCTGTTGCTGTTGCCGTAGGTCGCGTTCAGGGCCAACTTCAGCGCCTTGTTGCGCGGGTCGCTCTTGGGCAGGCTGATCCGCTGATCGTAAACGTCTTTGTAAATATCGCAAAACACGTCGCTCAGATGCGCCGGGTAGACTCGGTTGGCGATGGCGAGGTTGGGGTAATAGCTGCGCACGTCCCGGCCCTGCACCACGCGGTCGGGCGTGCTGCGCCAGGTGGTGCCGTCCTGAGCGCCGTGGATACCTCCGGTGCCAAACACAAACGTCAGGCCGTGGCAGGTGGCCGTCAGGTCATCAAACGCACCCTTGGTGCGGGTGATCGTCTTGGCGCGCAGATAGGCCAAGACGATGTTGAACTCCGGCGTCTGGAATTGCACATATGGAAAGATGCAGTCGGCCAGCGGGATGCGCGCGCGGGGCGTTTGCCGCCACGATCCTGACTTGCCGCATATTCCAGGCTGTGCCGCGTTCAGGCGCGAGATGAAAACTTTCGAGCCGATGCTGCTGTCACTGGCGTTGGTCAGGTCCGCGTCCAGTGCGGCCGACATCTCATCCCGAAACGCCAGCGCAGCCTCGGACTGCTGGTAGAATTGAAGCGTGGCGGCCACGTCGTGCCGGTTGTATCCAAGCAACTGGGGGATCTGTTCGGGCGTCAGGACCGTGCCGGGCGGGAATGGCAGGTCCGCGACGTGCGCAAGCTGAAGGGCAATTTCTATCTGCTTCAGGCTGGTCAGCCGCGCTTGGTTATCAAAGTGATGAATCTTAAACAGATCGACTTGCGGCACGATCATATCAGACGCCCAGACGGTATTGCGGAACCGATCGTTCCAAGGCGTTTCAATGATTCCCATAGATACTTGGTATGCGTCAGCGGCGGTAAAGGAGTCGAACCGCAACAGGGCGTGCAGTAGCGGGTAATCATAGCCGATGTTGTTATAGCCCACCATTCGATTGCCGGGATATTGACCGAGAGCATGAATAAAATTGAGCAACTGGCGGGACTGGTTCAGCCGGTCAGATACTTCAAATATCCATTCGGTGCCGCTGGCAGCGTGAACGATCACGGCCGAAAACACGTTCGGATAGCATTCCAAATCGTAGGCAAAATCGTTCCACTGTTTCACAGCAACACCGCGTCGCAGGATTTGGTGCATGCCTCCTGTTCGGCCGATGTGGTGCAGGTGCATGCGTCGTCCTGCGCGATCAGTGTGCAGTCCGCGGCGAGGCGCCCGTAACCTGACCCGAAAGGCGTCACATAGGAGCCGTAGACCACGGCCAGCGTCCATTCCTCGCCGGTCGGGTTGTGGCGCACTCGGTCGCCTAGTTGAAATGCGGTCATGGCATGGCTCCCCTGTTGATGTGCGGGGTCTCTCCCTCCTGTCACCGCCTGCCACCCGTCAGGATTTGCGGTTCTACCTTTTGTCACGGTGGCTTGAGCCATTCATAGCGCGGATCAGTCAGGCATTGCTTTGTCTATCCGTCTTGGGAGAGTTGCCGCGCAGCAAACCTCTGTGACGCGTTACGCGCCGGGCATGCCGCCGCCCGGCGGGGGTGCCATGTATCCGCCGTAATTAGAAGGGGATGCAGTCGCCCCACCGGGTGAACTGGGCGGTGGCTGCGTCGTCCCATGTCCGTTTCCCACCGGCATCCCAGACGGCGCCGGTGCGGGGCCGGGCATCCCAGACGGGACCGGTGCGGGGGCGGGCATACCGGACGGGGGCGGTGCAAGCTGAGGGGCGCCACCCGGAGCCTGTGGCGTCTTGGTCATGCCTGCGGGCATGTAGGCGCCCGGACCGGCGCCAAGCTGCTGTTCAAGCGTCGGGCCGCCGACGATCTCCGGGCCATAGCCGACCAGACAGATCGTCTGAGGGTTCAAATAAACCCCCGCCGTATGGTCTTGATTGCCGTTGGCCGAGGTCGAGAACGGGACGGTGACGTAATACCCCCTCTTGATCTCGGACGGGTCGCAATAGGTCGGGACGGCGCCGTGGTATTTCGCCGACGCGATCGGCAGCGTGGTCGAGAATTTTGCGATCCAGCACCCTGCCCCGTGCTTCCATCGCAATTCCTGCTGGCCGCTCGTCGGATTGGCGCGCATTTCATCGCCATCAACCACCTTCCACGAAAACGCCGCGGCGGCCAATCCTGTGTTGATCTGCGCCATGATGTGCGGGGCGTTGGCGTATCCGGCCTGAGCGGCCTTGAAAAGCAAGCCGAGCATTTCGTTCATGCCGGGGGCGTTCTTTTCGATCGCCACGGCAAACCAATATGACTGCTTTTCCTCGGAGATCGGGCGGTTGTTCTGGTCGGTGGTCTGCTTGGTCCACGGATCGCCTGAGATGAGGCGGCCGACCGGGGAATTTCCGTATTCTGTGTGGCGTGACATTAGTGGTCTCCGTCATTGGTTGGGTGGCGGGGTCCGGTAGGCATTTTGATCGCTTCCCGGTATAGATCGAGAATGGCGGCCTCTTCGGCCACATCCTCAGCGCTGCGCCTGCGTTCGCTGATCAGCTTGCGCAGGATCTTGGCGTCATAGCCTCGCCCTTTGGCTTCGGCATAAACCTCCTTGACCAGATCGGCGACTTCGGACTTTTCTTTCTCAAGTCGCTCGATGCGTTCAATCACTTGCAGGATTTCGTCCCCTGCAATCGAGTTGTGTCCGGCGCCGCTCATCCTGTTTTCCCCCTGTTGAGTTGCCGGGCCAAGATGTCTTGATCCAGCGGGGCCAGCTTGTGCCCCGTGCTGGGCCTTTCGGTAATAACGGATAATTGCACGGCGGTCAACCCTGCAAGTTTGAGGTCTGCAATCCCCATCGGCACGGTCTTGGTCGCATCCTTTCCGGTCAACGCCTTGATGATGGCAGGTGGGAATTTCACGCGGGTGTTGCCCTGCCGGGGCATCAATCCCCAGCCCGGCAGGCGCTCGCCACGCTTGGCCCGCGCCTCGGCCTCAACCTCGGTGGCCTTGGCCGCTGCTGTGATGATCTCCAAGGCGTCGCGGTAGAAGTGCAACGCTTGGGACAGTTCTTCAGGCGACCGATCGCGGTGGCCGGTCATCTCGGCAATGGCCAGCGCGGTGGCGGTGGTCTGTTGCAGCGCCACGCAGCCTGACGCCCCGTCGCAATACAGGCAATGCGCGCCAGGCGTGGCGATCGGGTCAGGCTTGTAGCACTCGTCAGCCCGTTGGACGATCCACTCGGCTTTGTCGCGGATCTGGTCAGGCGTCCAATCGATCCACCGGCGCGGGCCGTCCTGATGAAAACCGCGCGGCTGATAGATTTCCGTGCGGATCGTGTGGATTCGCTTAGGCGGCGCGCTCAAAATGGCCGCGGCATAGATGATCAGTTGCGGGCTGTCTGGCGCCACGAGCCGAAACCCGTATTTCAGATCGCGCACGGTCAGCAGCCCGTCTGCCAGCGTCACGCAGTCGGGCGTTCCGGCGATGTGACGCCGCAACTCGACCAGTGTTTCGACCCACAATTCGCCGCCATCCGCGCGGCAAATCTCGGCATATTCCCGCATGTGGTCAATCATGGCGGCGTCGGCTTCCCAGCCGTTTTCGTGCGTCATGCCGACCTCCACGGGCTGATCGGTAAGCATCAACTCGGCGATCCATGCCGCGCAGGTGCCCTCCCGCGCGGCATCGCTGGACGGCTGCGGCCCGGCGCGGCTGGCAAACAACGGCGCCGCGGAGCATTTCGTCCAGCGATGCGCCGCGCTGGGCCGGGTCTGGATGTCGGTCATGACTGCACCTGACGGGCTGCAATCATTGCGTCGGCGACGAGATACGCTATTGTCGCAATTTCGTTCAACGTAGGTCGATAGGCGTTATCGGACCGCGCCATGTCAATCGCAAGCGCCTGCCCGGCAAAGTAATCGCGCAAGGTCATGCCGCTCGGGTGGTGCTTGGGGTCATGGTGCGGCGGATATGCTGGCCCGCCTGTGTTGTCGTAAATCATGGTCGTTTATCCCTGTCATGTGTAAGGGGCGGGCCGCAACAGCCCGCCCGGTGCGTCTCAGTCGGCGCTCATGGCGTGCCGGACGCATTGATCATGGTCGTCGCCCTCATCCACCGCGTCCATGTAGGCGCTGAGGCGTGCGATGTTGGTCTGGTTCGTGTCGAGGTCGTCGTAGCTGATCGACAGTGCCGCATAGATCGTCTCGTAATCTGCCGGCAGCCCGTTGGGGTCTTGCATCTTGGCGACAAACCGTTCCGCCATCGCCTTATACTCGATCGGCTCGGGCGGCGTGGCAGGGGCCGGTGCGGCCGGGATCGGCGTGGGCATCACGCAGACGGGGGCCGTCTCAGGCATGGCAGGCGCCGCGCCCTTCGCGGCGACCGCAGCATCATACGCCTCCTTTTGCCCGCGCCGCGCCCGATACGACCCGTCCGCGTTCAGGCTGGGCGGGCTGCTGTGGATGGAGTCATCATGCGCCATGCCGTGACAGTCCAAGGCGCCGGCCGGTGCAGGTGCGGGGGGCGTGTCGGGTTCGGGCTGCACTGGTGCGGCGGGTTCGGGCAGGGGAGCAATGGTGACGGTGCGGGGGGCGGGCTGTGCTGGTGCGGGAGGCGTGTCGGGTGTCCATACCCCGGTCGCTGAGTCAAGCTGCGCTGTGCCAGCGGTGGTTCCAAGCAGGCGGGCGATCGTGGCGCATTCCTGGACGTTGTGGGGGTCAAAGGTGATTTGCATTTTCGTCTCCGGTGCGGGTTGATATTATCTGTTAATAGCCCGCGCCGGGGCTGTTGTAAATAGCTATTATTACCTTGACGCCTGCGCGCGGCGCGGCCTAGGGTTGGGCATGAAAAAATCAAACCCAGCCCCCGACAGCAACATTGTAGTGTGGTTTTCCAACGGTGCTGCCAGCGCCATCGCTTGGAAAGAAACCGTCAGGCGTTACGGCAGTCAATGCAATGTGATCGCCGTAAATAATCCTGTGGCAGAGGAGGACGCGGACAACGAGCGGTTCGCTTTAGACGTTGCAGAATGGGTGGGGCAACCCCTCATTCATTACAAAAATCCAAAGTGGCCTGAAGCGTCCGCAGAAGTTGTGTGGGAAAAGCGTAAAGGAATGTCATTTCCGAATGGGGCGCCATGCACTGTTGAACTCAAAAAAAAGGCCAGAGAGCATTTTGAGCGTGAAAATCGTGTGGACTGGCATGTTTTGGGCTTCACGTCCGACGAAAAGAAGCGGTCAGATCGCTTTATGTTGACGGAGCGGGAAAACGTCCTGCCAGTTTTGATCGAAGCTGACATATCAAAACTGGAATGCTTTGAATTGATCGCTGCGGCGGGCATCGCATTGCCAGCCGTCTATTTGCGCGGATACCCGAACGCAAATTGCATAGGGTGTGTCAAGGCAACCAGCCCGACATACTGGAACCACGTCCGCACTGCGGACCCTGAGGTTTTCCTGAGACGCGCTGTGCAGTCTCGCGCGTTAGGTGTGAGATTGGTCAGGGTCAAGGGCCAAAGGTTGTTTCTTGACGAACTGCCAGCGGATGCGATCGGCAGGCCGATGAAAAACCTAGTCTTTGAATGCGGTATATTTTGCGAAGAGCCTGAGCAGTGAACCATATGCCCCCAGCACCCCGCAAATTTTACGTCACCGCCATTGATGGGCCGCGCGTCCATTTTCTGGCGGGGCCGTATGACACTCTCCTTTTGGCTGAGGCGCAGGTTGATACCGTGCGCACATTGGCCTGTGATTTTGAGCAAAATGCGAGCGCCGGTCGGGCGCATTTTATGGCGTATGGCGTGACCCGCACGACCGGTGACCATAAGACGGCTCTGGGGGTGAAATGACCCTCACGCTCCGCCCGTATCAAACGCAACTGATCGAGGACATCCGCGCCAAGTGGCACAGCGGGGCGCGCAACGTGCTGGCCGTCATGCCGACCGGCGCCGGAAAAACTGTGGCGTTTGCCGCGCTGAACGCTGATGGCGAGCGGTCCTGCACCATTGTCCATCGGCAGGAATTGGTCGGTCAGATCAGCAAGACCTATGCGACGATGGGAACCTACCACAACATCGTCGCGCCTCAATCGGTGATCAACTTTTGCATTCGGCTGCACATCGCGGCCACGGGGCGCAATTTTTACGACCCTCGCGCCGCCGTGAGCGTGGCTGGTGTCGATACGTTAATCCGCCGGTTCAAGCCGGGCGACGCATGGTGCAACTCAGTCCGCCGATGGACGCTGGACGAAGCGCACCACGGGCGACAGGACAACAAGTGGGGAATTGCCGCCGCGTTGTTCCCAAACGCCAAGGGCCTCGGTGTCACGGCGACGGCGTGCAGGGGCGATGACAAATCGCTGCATGCTGATCAAGGCGGCCTGTTTCACGAATTGGTCCAAGGGCCTGGTATGCGGGACTTGATCGACGCAGGCAGCCTGGCAGATTATCGCGTGTTCGCACCTCAGGTCGGCATTGACGAAGCGCTTTTGCAGATAGGCAAGACCGGCGATTTCACGGCAAATTCTGCCAAGGCCGCGCAAAAAGCCGAGATGATCGGTGACGTGGTGGAAAGCTATTTGACCCACATCCCGGGCAAGCAAGCGATCGTCTTTGCGTCAGGGGTGCAGGACGCAAAAGACATCGCGGAGCAATTCAGGGCACGCGGCGTGCCCGCCACGGCGCTGGACGGTACGAACAATGATGGGCACAGGATGGACCAAGTTGCGCGGTTCGAAACAGGCGAAACGCGGATCTTGACGAACGTCGATCTGTTTGGTGAGGGCTTCGATGTGCCAGCGTGCGAGGCTGTCATAATGGCCCGCCCCACGGCAAGCTTCGGCCTGTTCGTGCAGCAATTTGGCCGGGCGCTGCGACCGTTTGAGGGCAAAAGTCATGGGGTGATCATCGACCACGTGGGCAACGTGGTGCGCATGGCGGCCAAGCATGGCCTGCCCGATACGCCACGCACCTGGACGCTCTGGCAGGACCAGACCCGCAAGACCGCTGGCAACCCCGACGCGGTGCCGGTCAGGGTTTGCCCGGAATGCCTGCTGACATATGAAGCTGTCGTGTTCAAATGCCCCTATTGCGGCGCCGTCCACGTCCCTGCCGGGCGATCATCGCCTGACCAGGTGGACGGGGTGCTGTCGGAAATGTCGCTGGAGTTGCTGGCGACGTTGCGGGCAGGAGCGGACAAAATCCAAGCGGCTGAGCCTGCCATCCCCTACGGCGCGTCGGCGATCGTGGCCGCGGGGATCAAGGCGCGACACCGCCGGAACCAAGCGGCGCAGGCGTCGCTATCCGACGCGATGCAGCGGTGGGGCGGGATGCGCCTGGCCGCGGGTGACTCTGATGCGGCTATGCAGGCCCGGTTCCTTTTCAGGTTCCAAGTGGATGTGATGAGCGCACAAGGGCTGGCCGAGCGGGCGGCGCTTGAATTGAGGGACGCAATTATGGAGGCGACACGCCAATGAAACGACTCTTATCACCCGTAGCGGATGCGGTTTATGCCTACGTCGTCCAGCATCCCGGCGCCACAGTGCGGGACGTGGCGGGTGCGCTCTTTCCGAACCATGCGAACGGGGGCGTTCCGGCCGCTCAAGGCTCGCTGTCATGGCTGATGGCACGCAGGCGGATCGTCCGGGAGTCGTTCGGGCCGAACATCGCCGCGCGCTACACGGCCCGAACGGAACGGCCAGTTTGCGCCTCAATCAACGTAAACGGCGTCAGTCTGGCGCGCGCACCATGGGAGAAAATAGCATGACCATCGACAAGCAATTCCGGGCCAGTTTCGTCCGCCGCTGGCACACCAACCCCGATCTGGCGCAGACCGTTGACACGCTCGCGGGACACGGCGGGCGGGTGGCGCGCCTGATCTTGAAGCTATGGCCCGATGCGTCCCGCGCCCTGCTGCACTGGGCGTTGGTGCATGACGACGGGGAATCGGTGGTCGGTGACGTGCCATCCGCGATAAAGGGTGCAACGGTGATGGACCGGCAAGAGCGGACCGCGCTGGACCGTATCTGGCCGGGAATGCCAGACCTAACGCCAGATGAATATGACCGGCTGAGATTTGCCGATCGGCTGGACGCCTATATGTGGGCGCAACATCATGCGCCTCACACGCTGACCGGTGACGGCTGGCCTGAGTGCCGCCGCTGGATCTTTGCACAGGCTGAGGCGCTGGGCGTGTCGGTGTCGGTATGAGGGTCTTGATCGCCTGCGAGTTCAGCGGCACCGTGCGCCGCGCCTTCACCGCGCGCGGTCACGATGCGTGGTCTTGCGATCTGCTACCCGCCGAGGACGGATCGAACCGGCACATCGTCGGCGACGCGCGCGACCTACTGAATGACGGGTGGGACTTGCTTATGGTCGCGCACCCGCCTTGCACGCGCCTCTGCAACAGCGGCGTGCGGTGGCTCACCAAGGCCCCGCCAGGTCGCACGCTCGCAGATATGTGGGCGGAGCTTGAGACGGGCGCCGCGCTGTTCTCCGCGTTTTGGAATGCGAAAATCCCGCGTATAGCTGTTGAGAACCCGGTAATGCACCGGCACGCGAAGGCGTTGATAGAGGACTACGCGCCGCCCGCTCAGAGCGTCCAGCCGTGGCAGTATGGTCATGGCGAGGTCAAGCGGACTTGCCTGTGGTTGCGCGGCCTGCCGGTATTGACGCCGACCGATGTGGTCGAGGGCCGTGAGGCGCGCGTGCATCGGATGCCGCCAGGGCCGAACCGTGGCAAAGAGCGCAGCCGCTTCTTTTCAGGAATTGCCGAGGCAATGGCGGACCAGTGGGGTTCTTGACACCCAAGGCAATAAATGGCAATAATGCCCCAAAGGAGTCTGAACAATGGCTGAACGAGTGAGAATGTCGCGGGATGACCGGCGCGGTGTGATAATCCGGGCGGCGGTCGCCTTGACGCGGGCGGCGTCAGGCTGTGTCAATTCTTGGACGCGCAACGACGTGGCCCAGAAATGCTCACCCCCTACCAGCATCGACACCGTGAAAAATTATTTCACGATGCCGGAGTTGCGCGAGGCGGTGCGGGTGGTGCTGAGGGGTTGACTTGTTCCCGCGGGTTAAGCACACTGCTAAACCTAAAGCAACCGCGCAGGGGACACCATGGAAAAGCTGAACGACTATTTGAAGGGTAAGACCGCCCGCTATTTGGCTCGCACCGTGGGCGTTTCAGACGCTCATATGTCAGACTTGCGGCACGGAAAGCGCCGGCCATCGCTTGCGTTGGCGCGGCGCATAAAGGAAGCGACTGCTGGCGCTGTGGATTATGACGCTTGGGGCTTGGCATGACCCCGCTCTGCACAGGCTTCGGGCAATATGACACGAACGGCAAGACGGGAGCGACCTACACAGGCGTGACCGAAGCTGACATCATGGCCATGGTGCTGAACCCGCCAAGCGTTCACAAAGACGATGCGCAATGGTTCATCCCGTCTGACTATCTGGCGCATGATGCCCGCGAACACGAGGCGCAGCGCCAGCACGGTCAGTTTTGGGCCATCCCGCTTGACCTAGACGACAACAGCCCGCCCTTAGCGGTTGTGGGCAACGCGCTGAGGCGCGTGATGGGCAACACGGCCCATGTGGTTTTTTCCAGCCGATCAGCCAAGCCTGACAACCTGAAATGGCGCGCATTGTGTTGGCTGGAAACCCCGATCGCTGGCGCGGATTACGCCGATACGGTTGAGGCGTTCAACGATCTGATCGCTGGGCAGCTTGTGCCGGACAGGGCGTTGCAGCGCACAGGCCAGCTTGTCTTTTTGCCGAACCGAGGCGAGCATTACGAGTGGGATGTGCAGGTCGGCCCCCGCACAAGCCTCGCACCGAACCATCCCGTCATTGTGAGGCGCGAACAGACCAGGCGCAGCCGTGCCGATGCTCAGGCCAAGGCGGCGGCATGGAAGGCGCGCAAGGCGGCTCTGACGCCCTCTGACGCAACGAACGTGGTCGATGCCTTCAACGCGGCGCATGTCGTGGCTGATCTGCTGCAACGCTACGGATACCAGCATGCCCGGTCTGGTGACAACTGGAAAAGCCCGATGCAGTCCGGGGGCAGTTATGCCACGCGGGATTATGGCGACCACTGGATCAGCCTGTCAGGCTCGGACGGCGCCGCGGGGATTGGCACAGACACCAAGACCGGGCAGCGATTCGGCGATGCGTTCGACCTGTTCGTGCATTTCGAACATGCTGGCGACTTCAACGTCGCGGTGCGCACGTATGGCGCCCTTCACAGGCTGATGACCATGCCTAGCCCATCGCATGTCCCGGCCGGGATGCTTGCCGCCCCTGCCATGCCCAGCGCGCCGCGAGCGGCCAGTGTGGTCGATCTGATCTGTGCGCGGGTTAAGGACAACCCTGACGATGCGGTTCACACTTTGGCCGGGGAAATTGCACGGCTTGGGCCGCTTGATCGTGAGACGGTGTTAGATGCCTGCAAAGATTATGGCGTCAAGATCAAGATGCAGATCGCGGTCAAGGAATCCATCGCCGACGCCAGAAAAGCGGCCATGGACTTGCGCGGACTGATTGCCGACAAGAACGGCGGCCCTGTCCCGAACATGACCAACATCAAGCGGGTGCTTTGCACCGAAGAAGGCTGGACCGGGACGTTTGCCAAAAGCTTGTTTGACGATGCGGTTTGGCTGCGCCGACCTGACACCCGGCAGTTGAATGACGATGACGTGCTGAAGGTCATGGAGATCATGCAGAGCGACCTGTTTCCGTCCATCGGGGTCGAGACGGTCCGGCACGGCGTCCAGGCGGCAGCGGCTGGCAATACGTTTCACCCGGTCAGGGAATATCTGGAAAGCCTGCCGTGGGACGGGGTGAGCCGGGCCGGGTGGCTGTTCACCGCATATTTTCCGTGCGCGTCCGAAGATCCTGAATATCTGAGCGCGGTCGGTGAAAAATTCCTGGTCGGCGCCGTGGCCCGCGTGATGCACCCTGGCTGCAAGGTCGATACGATGCCTGTCATCGCGGGCAACCAAGGGCAGAAAAAATCAAGCGGTCTGGCCGCGCTGGTCGGCGATCAATGGTATGGTAATGACATGCCTGACATGACCCAGAAAGACGCCAAGGAATGGTTGCGCGGCAAGTGGGTGGCGGAGATCGGCGAGTTGTCCTCCATGCGCGGCAAGGACATTGAACACGTCAAGAATTTTCTTTCCACCACGACCGACAGCTACCGCAAATCTTACGGGCATGTCACCCAAACCTATCCGCGCCAGACGGTGTTTGCAGGGACCGTCAACGGCAATGAATATCTGTCGGACGAGACGGGCAACCGGCGGTTCTGGCCCCTCCAGATGATCGAGGGGGCGACCGTTGATGTCGCGGCGATCGAACGTGACAGGGGCCAGCTATGGGCTGAGGCGCTGCACCTATACCGCAACGGCACGGCGTGGTGGTTTGATGAGGGCGAGTCGGCGACCCTGTCCGCACAGCAGGCAGCGGCCCGATCGGTGGACATTGACGAGACCCGTGTCGCTGACTGGCTGCGCGGACAGGATGGGCCTGTGACGGCTGGCGGTGTGGCCCTAGCGCTCTTTGCGGATGCGCCCGGCAACAAGTCGCTGTCGATGCGGGTGGCCCGCTATCTGCAAGGTGCGGGGTGGCGCGTGTCCAAAACGGTAAGGGGATCGAAGCACTGGGACAGGGGGCGTGGGGCGGAACCTTACGTCTCCCCGTCGTGCGGGGGGAATGTGATGCCTCTGATACCGCGCCGATAAATTGCCGTTAAATTAAAGCCCCGCTCCATTAAATTGTGGCGGGGCTTTTTCTTTGTGGGGTGTTCCATGTCAACCCTGATTGATTAGGTCAACCCCGCCTTAAAGCATTGATTTTGAAAGACGATGCGGTAAGGTTGACTAGGGTTGATCTATCTATAGAGTTATGGACAGAAAAAAGAATAGGGTGGTCTATAATTGCTATAATTTATAGAATGGTAATAGCATTATTTTTCTATGGTAGCCCTCCAAGGAAATTGCGATTAGATCAACCCTGCTCAACCCTCGCTCGCTAAAACGTTGGCATCAAAGGATTTTTCCTCGTGGTTGACCTGTTTTCTCAGGGGTTGACTCGACCCTGTTGACAACGATGGTGGTGCGGGGTAAAAGAAGCGGGCGCGGGAGGTGTTCAGACCTCGACCGCGCCCATACCAGCGAAGAGGATTTCGCCAGATGTCAATCTCAATACGCCAAATTCCCGTCAAGGGCAACACAGACTACATCGCACTTGAAAAGGTTTGTGATGATCTGCGTGACGCTCACAAGGCGGCGCTTCGTGCATTGGAAAATGCCAGACGAACCTTGGACGATCCTTCTACTTACCCGCCATCAGCCCCGCCGCTGAACATGGACGAAATCCGCGTCCGGCATTGGCTGCGTGACAAGCATGGCCCCGTCACGGCGGCACACGTTGCTGACATGCTGTTTGGAAATCGTATTCCAAGCAAATCGCTTTCAATGAGCGTGGCCAAGTGTCTCAAAGCTGCTGGATGGCAACGTCTGAAGCGGGTGCGAGGCACTCAATACTGGGCGCGGGTGTCGTGATGCAGATGCCCCGGAACAAATTCGATACGCACGCCGCCTGCGCGCGGATGGACGCAGACAGCACGCTCCATCACCGGGAACGCTGGCCAAGCCTCGCCTTTGTTTGGGACGAGTTGGACGACCTGCGGGCCGAGTCTCAAACGGCAGTCGACTCTAAAGACCACGCTTCGGTCGAAAACGAACTCAAAGAGGCGTTGGACGAAATTGATGAATTCGACGCCATCACAGATCAGCGTGACGCGCTATCAATGGCGGTCAAGCTGTTGCTGGAACCGTGGCCCGACAAAGACAAAATCGAAAACATTTTGATGGGGGGAGGGGCATGACGTTGCTGGCGCGGGATTGCAAATGGTGTGGTGCATCGATGGAGGGCAAGCGAAGCGATGCGATCTTTTGCTCACGGAAATGCTACGCAGTGTCATATCGAAAAACCAACCCTGAGTATCAGCGTAAATACCAGCGTAAACACAACCGAGACAACCCCGACTATCAGCGTGAATATCAGCGCAAATACCTCCAAGCCAACCCAGACTATCATAGCAATTACCGCCAAGCTAACCGCGAACGGATTGCTGAACGGGATCGTGTCAAACGTCACGCGCTCAAACAGGAGACAGATCAATGATGCCCGCACCCCGCCCCGTGGCGCCCGTTCAGGACATTACCATGTGGAACAGCCCTGACGGTCAATGGTTGGCCCTGCTGAAATATAACGGGGTTTTCACGCATGTGATCCGTGATGATCACGACGAGGCCCAGGCAGCCGCCGTTAAATTCTGGCGCGAGCATACCAGGGAAGGGAGGAACTCAAAATGACGTTTGACCCCGTGACGCGCGCCGCGCATTACAACGATGGCCCGATCGAGGTGATCCACCTTTCGCGCCGCCTCGGCGCCCATCTCTCGCAAATCGTGCAATACGCGGCCCGTGCCCATCTCAAAGGGGATGAGGTGCGGGATCTTCGCAAAGCATTATTTTGGGCGGATGACCTGCTCAAGACGATGGCGAACAAGTCGGTAAATCTCGCCTGCATGGCTGAGCCGGATTTTACGTCGACCGAGTTTACGCGGCAAATGCGCGAGGGGCGCGGTCGGATTATTCGCATGGCATGGCGGGCTGCGTGGGCGCGTGACGCCAGGATAGCGATACGGTGTGTGCAGGATATGCGAGACACCATCGCGGCGGAAATTGCGCGGATGGAGGACGAGGCATGATGCCGACTGCACCGAAGGGAAATAATTTTCCCGAGTATAAGACGGTTTTGACCGCCAGCCTCGTGCCATATGCGCGCAACGCTCGCACGCACAGCCCCACCCAGGTCGATAAGATCGCCGCCTCGATCCGGGAGTTTGGCTTTCTCAACCCGATCATCACGGACGGGCAGAACGGGATCATCGCCGGTCACGGGCGCGTCATGGCGGCCCAAAAGCTGGGGCTTGATACACTACCGACCATTGACGCGGCACACCTGAGTGAAGCGCAGAGGCGCACTTACGTGCTGGCAGACAACCGTATGGCGCTGGACGCCGGATGGGACAATGACCTGTTGCGGATCGAGTTGCAGGATCTGGAAAGCGCAGGGTTCGACCTTTCTCTGACCGGCTTTGACTTGGGCGAGATCGCTGCGCTGACGCTGGACGCCACAGAGGGCCTGACCGATCCCGACGATGTGCCTGACGCGCCTGCCGTGCCCGTTACGGTCTTGGGCGACGTGTGGTTGCTGGGGCGGCATCGTTTGATGTGCGGGGACTCTACCAGCATTGACGCGGTGGAGCGGCTGATGGATGGGCGGAAGGCTGCATTACTCCACGCTGATCCACCTTACGGAATGGGTAAAGAAGGCGAAGGGGTCGCAAACGATAATTTGTATCAAGACAAGCTAGACGCATTCCAGATGGAATGGTGGACGACGTTCAGGCGTGTTCTTGAGGATAACGCCAGCGCGTATATATGGGGCAATGCACCTGACTTGTGGCGGCTTTGGTATAATGGCGGATTGTCTGGTTCGGAGCGGATGACAATGCGAAACCAGATTGTTTGGGACAAGAAACACGGGCAGGGAATGAGTAGCGAACGGCACCGAATGTTTCCGACTGCCACCGAGCATTGCCTTTTCTTTATGATGGGCGAACACGGCTTCAATACTAATTCGGATAACTACTGGGACGGGTGGGAGCCGATCCGGTTGTATCTTGAAACGGAAATGAACAAATGTGGCGGACAAAATAAATGGAAAGCCGCTTTAAGTAATCAAATGGGTAGTCACTACTTTACAAAAAGCCAGTGGTTACTCCCTACAAAAGAGGCTTACGAAAAATTGCAGGCGTTTGCAAAAGGTAACGGTTTCAAGCGCGACTATGACGAACTCAAGCGCGACTATGACGAACTCAAGCGCGACTATGACGAACTCAAGCGCGAATTTTATGCAACGCGGGCATATTTTGACAACACCCATGACAACATGACCGACGTGTGGGGGTTTGGGCGCGTGACCGGAGAAGAACGGCACGGTCACGCAACACCCAAACCGGTTGAAATGATGCAACGGGTAATGCGTTCAAGCCTTGCAGCTGGTGGATTGTGCGTGGAGCCGTTCGGAGGGTCTGGCTCAACACTGATGGGTGCGGAAAAAACGGGAAGGGTGTGCTATTCAATGGAGTTGCAGCCCAAGTATTGCGACGTGATAATCCAACGCTGGCAAAATTTCACGGGCCAGACCGCCACCCTTGAAGCCACGGGCCAGCCGTTCGAGGCGCCTTGTCATCTATAATTGCCAGCGCTATATTGGGCAGATGATGGAAATGCCGAAAGACCCCCGCGGACGTAAACCCCACGCGCCAAGCGATGCGCAGCGCAAGCTGGTGCAGCTTCACGCGACGGTTGGAACGACGCAGGAAATGATCGCCCGCGTGATAGGCATCGACGAAAAGACATTGCGCCTGCACTACCGCGACGAACTGGACCTGTCGATGGCGCTGGCAAACGCCACAATCGGTGGCGCGCTGTTCAACAAAGCCAAGGGTGGCGACACGGCGTCCATGACGTTTTGGCTGAAAACGCGAGCAAGGTGGCGCGAAACGGCGGATGTGAACCTGATCAGTGAGGACGGCAGCATGTCGCCCAAGGCCGCGCTGGACATGTCCCGCCTGTCACCCGAAGCACTTGCAGAAATTGTGGCGCTTGGCGATGCACCTGACTCCGCTTGACATAATTGCCGCTGAAAAGGAATTGTGCCGTCGATCGCTGGCGTATTACGCAAGGCGCGCATGGCACGTCCTAGAGCCGTCCACACCGCTCAAGTGGGGCTGGGCGCTGGACGCCATCTGCACGCACCTAGAGGCCGTCACGCGCGGCGACATCAACCGTCTGCTGATGAACGTGCCGCCTGGCACCATGAAGTCGCTGCTGACCGGTGTGATCTGGCCGGCTTGGGAATGGGGGCCAAAGGCGTTGCCTCACATGCGGTTCCTCGGCACGGCTCATAAGCAAGACTTGGCCGTGCGGGACGCAATGAAATGCCGTCGCCTGATACAATCTGACTGGTATCAGACACGCTGGCCGATGAACCTGATGGCCGACAATAACGCCAAGCTGCGGTTTGAGAACGATAAGACCGGGTTCCGGGAGGCGATGGCGTTTGAAGGCATGACCGGATCGCGCGGCGACAGAGTGTTAATTGACGATCCGCACAGCGTTGCGGACGCCAACAGCGTGCAGAAACTTGCCACAGGCGTTGCGACATTTCGGGAAGCCCTACCGTCCCGCGTCAATAATGAAGATTCGGCTATTGTGATCATCATGCAGAGATTGCACGAGTCCGACGTTTCCGCCGTGGCGATTGATCTGGGATACACCCATCTTTGCCTGCCGATGCGGTTTGAAGCGGACCGCTGCTCTCCCGTTGACCCGCGCACGATCGAGGGCGAACTGTTATTCCCGGATCGGTTCCCAGAACATCAGGTTGCGCAGCTTGAAAAGACCATGGGGATCTATGCCAGCGCCGGACAGCTTCAGCAAAGGCCCGCACCCCGCGGCGGCGGTATGTTCAAGCGGTCGGATTTTCGCGTGGTGCGGGCCGAGCCTGCGGGCTATACGTGGGTGCGCGGATGGGATTTGGCCGCAACGAACGATCCAGCCGCAGCCCGGACGGCTGGCGTCAAGGTCGGCATCGGCCCTGACCGGCGTATCTGCATCGCCCATGTCGTGAAAGACCAGGTGAACGCGGCCGGGGTTGAACGGTTGCTTGCCAGCACGGCGGCCGCGGATGGGCGCGCGGTCCGCGGATCGATCCCTCAAGACCCGGGCAGCGCTGGCAAGTCCTGGGCATTGCACCTTCTCAAATCGGCTCTGATGGGGTATAGCTACACGTCAAGCGTCGAGACTGGCGACAAAGAAACCCGCGCAATGCCACTCGCGGCACAGGTCGAGGCCGGGAACGTGGACATTGTGGCAGGCGATTGGAATGGTGATTTCTTGGACGAGGCCGCAACGTTCCCGATGGGTAAATTCAAAGATCAGATCGACGCCGCAACCCGCGCGTTTGACATGATCGCGGGCGTAAATAATTCGTGGGCTGGAACAATATGAGCATCATGGACGGCCTGCGGAACATCGTCGCCAATCTCGGCACTGACCGGGACAAGGCATCCCACACCCAATATTTCAACACAGTGGTTGACGATGATCAGCTTGTCGCAATGTATCGCACAAGCGCTGTCGCCCGCAACGTGGTGGACCTGCCCGCTGAGGACGCAACCCGCGAATGGCGGGAATGGCAGGCTGATGCGGAACAGATCACCGCGTTGGAGGCTGAGGAAAAGCGGCTCGGGCTGCAAGGCAAGACGATGCAAAACCTCAAGCGCGCGCGGCTGTTCGGGGGCGCCGCAATTTATATCGGCACGCGCGATCTGGACGCATCAAAACCGCTGGACCCTGCCAAGATCGGCAAGGGGGGCTTGCAATATTTGGCAGTTCTCAACCGCTCGGAAGTGACTGCCGGCCAGATACAGCGCGACCCGCGGCTTCCCGGCTTTGGCATGCCGGTAAGCTACCGCCTCAATCCTGCCACGGGCGCGTCGGTGGAGATCCACCCCTCACGGCTCGTCATTGCCACTGGTGAGGAGGTGCAGGACGATCGGTATTCGGCACACCCCGGATGGGGCGACAGCACTCTGAACGCCACGATCAGCGCCGTGCGGAACCTTGACGCCACCATCGCCAACGTCGCGTCTCTGGTGTTCGAGGCAAAGGTGGACGTGATCGGAATCAACGGCTTCAACGATGGGTTGCGTTCGGGCGGCACTGCATACGAGACAATGGTTCTCGCCCGGACAAGCCTGACCGCGCGCGGCAAGGGGATCAACGGCGCGTTGCTGATGGATTCTGAGGACACATACGACCAAAAAACTGCCAGCTTTGCCACGCTGCCAGACATTATCGACCGGTTCATGCAAATGGTGGCGGCGTCCGCTGGCATTCCTATGACCCGCCTGTTCGGAATTGCTGCGGCGGGAATGAACGCCACGGGGCAGGGCGATGAAAAGATTTATTTCGACCGCGTCCGGGTCATTCAAACGCTGGAACTCGACCCGGCAATGGAAATTTTGAACGAGTGTCTGATCCGATCGGCGCTGGGCAATCGCCCGCCTGAACTGCATTGGACGTGGCGCCCGCTGTTCCAGGTTAGCGCGAAAGAGCGGGCCGATATGGGCAAGGTTCTGGTTGACAGCGCGAAAGTGCTGTATGATATGGATATCTTGCCACAAGAAGCGATAGCGGCTACAATCGTGAACATGTTGACCGAGTCCGGTGCATTTCCGGGGTTGGAGGGCAGAGTGGCCGAGTTCACTGAAGGCGAAGGAGCGGACGAATGAAACTGACAGATTTCGCTTCGCTTGACACCGTTCGGATCACCGACGAGGGGTATCTGGTCGCAAACGTCCGCACCGCCCGGATCGGAACGCAGGATTATCTCGGCGCGGAATTGAACCGGCCCGACCTTGACCGGGTGACAGTTTACCGCGACGAATCCGAGGTGTTCCTGAAGTCCAGCCTCCAAACATTTGGCCTGTTGCCAGTCACTGATGATCACCCCGCCGATCTGGTGACGGCCGACACGGCTCGCATGGTGTCAGTCGGAACCACGAACGAGGAAGTCCTGCGCGACGGTGAGTATCTGCGCATCGGGATCAAGTTGACCGATGCCGCCACGATCCGAAAAGTGCAGGACGGCAAACGTGAGTTGAGCGTGGGCTACGTGTCCGAACTGGTCTGGGGCGACGGGATTGCGCCGGACGGGACGGCGTATCAGGCGCGACAGACCAACATCGTCGGCAACCACATCGCCATTGTGGCCGCCGGACGTGCAGGGCCAATGGCCCGCATCGGTGACGCCATTGCGCGGTGGGGCGCATCCCCCATCACAGACGAAAAGGACGCAATCATGGCCGATGCCATTCAGACGCGGACGGTCCTGATCGACGGCCTTTCCGTCGTCACGACCGATGCAGGCGCGCAGGCGCTTGAAAAGCTGCAAAAAACCATCACCGACATGACCGTTGCCGAAAAGAAGGCAATGGACAAGAAGGACGGCGAACTGGCCGCCAAGGATGCCGAACTGGCGGCCATGGCCAAGGCGGTCTTGTCCGATGCCGACCTTGACGCCAAGGTGGCGGCCCGTGCCGACCTGATCGGCAAGGCCAAAGCGATTGCCAAGGATCTGGCGACGGCCGGTCTGTCCGACGCCGCCATCCGCCGCGCTGCTGTCGTGTCGCGCTTGGGTGACGCGGCCCTGATCGGCAAATCCGAGGCATACGTCGATGCGCGGTTCGACATCTTCTCTGAGGACGCGGTCAAAGGCGACCCGGTGGCCGATGCGCTCAAGACGGGCGTGGCTGTTGTGATCGATGCTCGTGCCGAATACGTCCAGCGCCTCAGCACGGCCTATCTGAACTCTGCTGGCAAAGGAGCGTAATCATGCCGATTCAAGACGCATTCGGGGCCGCAACGGCGGTCATGCCCCTTGGCTACGCCGGAATGGTCGCCGAGGGCCAGCAAGTCAAGGACGTGGCGTCCAAGCGCGTCACGACCGCCGTCATCCCGTTCGGGCGTGCGGTCGGTGCCAGCGGCACCACGCCGGGCACGGTTCGCCTCGGCGGAGTCGGCTTTGAGGGCATCGCAGTCGCGGACAAGAGCCGCGCCGATGATCTCTACAT